TCGGCTATCTTCAAGTGCAGTGTTGCCGCCTGTATAGCCTCTTTGACAACGGCAGATTGCAACCCTCGGTTATAGACAAAGTCCGATATGGCCTCCGCAAGCTCTCCATGTTCCTCGGTTGCATAGGCAAGCCATTCAAAGGGGTGTCTGTCCTGTATTCCCCATTTGTCAATCTGTCTATCTTGTTCCTCCATTACCATTTCAAAAATACGTGGGTCTTTTAATTCAAGGTCGGTCATGCTCATTTTACTCCTCCTTCAAACTTTCGGCATCTTCAATATTACCATTAAGATATTTAATTAATTCCGAAGCGGTAAAACATTGTTTTTCTGCATACCTCGTTACTATTTCGTATTTATCCATAGCGCCCAGTATTATTATTCGTTTTCCTTGCTCGGCTGCTATACCAGCTTCTAAATAGGAGGAATACCCACATGGCATAACCATTAAAAGTATGTCTGCGTCCGTGATTTGAACATGGTCTGATTTCAATGCCAATATTTCTTCTTCCGTTTTTGCTTTATTGGCATCCCAAATGTTACACAGTATCTTGCCCTCATATTCTCCTAAAAACCAAAAAGGTGTTATATTATTGGCTATTAATTTTTTACATAATAATTTTATTTTAAGGTCGTTATCTCCTGATGAAGCTATATATACTTTCATTTTACTCCCCCTTCAAACTTTCGCTGTAAAGCAGTGCGGGATGCTTGACTTTGCCATACCCCTTACAATAATCACATTTATCGTTTGCCGATGGGTCTGATTTGTGTTTGGTGCAAATACCGTTGAAACATTTTGGGCACTCTTTCCACGCCCATCCTTTCTGATTATCCAGGAGAAAGGTGATGAGGTTGGAGAGGTCAAGGACATTATTTAAGCATGTAAATGCTTCCTTTTTATCGTATCTAAACAGTATGAATTCCTCGTCAACATACCCTTCCCACACCACCAGCAATGACTGTTCCATGAAGGATTTGACAGTAAAAAAACCTTCATTATTGAGATAACTTATTGGATAAATAAACTGCATTGGTTGTCCTGGATATATTCTTTCTTTATGTGCATCATGCCATTCCTTCCCCATCAACAGCGTAAGGAAATGATTCTTTTCCTCCTCCGTCCAATCTGCTACTGGCTTATCTGTCCACATGAGACCTCCGTCTATATGTCTCTTCCTGAATGGGGCAAGTGAGTTCTATAAAATTTTTATAGAAAGTATCTTGGCATCCAGAACAAGGATGTATTCCTATTTTTGGCATTTTAGGTATTTTTTTAAATTTCTTCAAGCATACTTTTTTTATCAAGAACAACATTTTACCTCCAGCCCCGCATCTTTCAGGAATCGCTTCAACAACCGTTTGGCTCCACGTTTGGCAGAGGAGGGATACGGAGAATGGTAATAAGAAACCTCATAAGCATCAAAATGAAAAGTGAGTTCATATTCATACAAATCTATTTTTACCAACAAAAAAGCCGTTCTATTCCCAACGCGACCGTACCAGTAACGGCTATCTTCTTCATCCTGTTCCCATCTAATCATGCTTTCACCTCCAGTTTCAGGAATCGCTTGAGGTTTTTTATGTGTTCATCTACTTCCTTTATACTTTGCAGGTATCTCTTTTTTAATCTGGCCTTCTCCATCATCAACTGATTAATCCTCATCTCTGTTTCACACATACTCCCTATGTGACGAATATCGTATGGCATAGCATTCCATTTATCAGACCATTCGCTCATGCTTTCACCTCCCTCCTTTCAAACGCCGTGCATACTGGTTTGTCATCGACATATTGCCACGCATTGGGATAACGGGGATCGTCAACATCAAATGCATATGTAGCGGCGATAATCGGGCATAAAATATTATTCTCAACGTCATCCTTTGTGCATTGCTCACAGAATACCTCCATAAAATAATCACCCTCTGCACCATTAGGCGGACGGTATTTACCGGTCATACATCCTCCTCACTACGACTTAATTATTATGTAATATCCTCCACCAGTCCCATTTTCAGGAACCCACCATATTGTCGTATTGATTGGTGTGCCAGTACCTCCTGTGTTGTACATACATCCTCCTCGTTAAAAAAGTGGGGACAGGGCAGGAACGCCGACGCATCGGATTGACTCCTGCTTCTACGTATGACGCGCACGCCACCTGCCCCCCAAGCCATTCTGAAAAGTCCTCCTTTCTAAGTGGATTTGCTAACAACGCTTCTTCAACTGCTTATCAATATCATATAGCCTTCTCATGGACAGAAAGCCTTCTTCCGCTTCCGATATGTCAGGATAAAAGTGATGTGCAAAATCTCCGTTCTCCTTTGCAAACCTGCAAAGGTGAGAACCTCCCGTCAATGGATTATCGGGAAAGGTTTCATTCCACAATATCCGGTAGGCTCCAAGCTGATAGAGGAAATCTTGATACACGCCGTTGCTGGTCTTCCAGTCAAGGAGTACGAGTCTTCCCTTCCCGTCTCTTGCGATGGCATCAGGAGTACCGCCATATTTATGCTGTTCAGATACAAGATGAATTTCCTGTTCCACAATCTCAAACTTGTTGGATTCAAACCATTCCTCAAAGGCCTGAAAAGCAGATTTAACGCTTTTAATATCGTTATCGGACAATCCCAATGTTGAGAAAAGGGGGTATTCGTTCTTGATAAATTTCTCAACAAGTTCATGTACGATACTTCCCAATTCTGCCGCCTTATCCCTGCTGTCATAGAGTTCGAGACCTTCCTTACCACGATTATACGCCCATGCAATCAAGGCTCCCGATTCCTTGAAGCGCCCGATAATAGTTGTAACTCCAGGTACTCGCTGTCCGTCTTTGGTCTTATAGTTAGCTGTCGGCATTATGCGTTACCATCCTGTTTATCAAGGTCTTTGTATATCTGGTCTATGATCTTCGATGCTTGCTGTATGGTAAGGTCTTTGGTAGAGTTCAGCTTGTCAATGCCAATGATCTTGGCACAATAGTTATGTATCGGGACAGCATCTTTCAGCTTGCTGTATATAGAATGAAGTGTCCCTAATTGCTTTTCGGTAATTGGCTTGACCGTACCGGACGGGGTATCCTTCTTTGGAGGTTCTTCTTTCTTTGGAGGTTCTTCTTTCTTCTCAACGTGGCTGTTGTCTTTTGTGTCTGCATCCTTCTCGTCATCAATACAGAAAAGACCATTGAGGGCATACTTGCGTGCATAGCTTGAACACGCACCGGTTAGCTGACTATCATCCATGCCCTTTCTGTTTTCCCCTTCTCTTGCGTATGCCGTAGCAGATATAGCATTTTCTCCATCGGAAAGGGTAGCTATCGCCTTTATGTAATATCTCTCACCTATGAGGTGTATTTCGTCATTGAGGGTGAGAATAAACCCATTGAGCAAGGGCTTAACCGCTTCGAGTATGTCCTCGCATGAGCGGTAGTTATAATTGCCAAAGGTATTGCGTTGGTTCTTCGGAGCCTTCAACTTTTGCTGTATAGAAGATAACCCTTTTGCCAAATCACTCATAATGCCTCCTTTGCATCACATACACTGCTATTCATCTCGTCCTTGGCAGATTGCATTATATCTTGTTCATCCATGCGCTTCCTGCCCTCGATCTCATCATGGACGGCCTTATTATTTTTCTCCCTGTCAATATTCTCCTGTCCACGCTGAAGGCAATACCTTATCCAACATTTTGTATCATCACCCTCACAAAGCTCCGCTGTACATTCTCCCCAATGTACTTCATGGATAAAATCGGGGCAGTGTTCTATCTCCTCACACGCCACCTCAAGCGCCTCATTAATCAATGCAATCTCGGCGTCCTTCTGCAATAGCTTGCCTTCCAGCACGGAACATTTGTCTATCCACTTGAGCAATTCCTTCACGTCCTGTAATTTCTGCTCAATCTGAGCGAGTTCACAAATAGATTTGCCGCCGAATGTTTCCTTGATGAAATCGTTAAGTAAGTCCATTTATACCTCCTCTATTGTCCCTGTAATTGCCTTGAATATCTGGTATGCTACTTGCGGTACAATGGAATTACCCAAAGCCTTTAATCGATTAACTCTGTCCACTTTTCGGGGTAGCCCATCATCCACTCCACAAAGGCGGGTTGCAACCTCAAGCCAGTTTTCTGACCAGCTTGATTCTTGGTTGCTCCCACTTCTATCAGGCTGTCCAGACAGTCGTAGGGATTGTTCGGGTTCGCTCCCTTGTAGTCCCTGGATGCCGGTGTCGGGAGCATCTTCATAACGTCGTGCAACTGCGCTCCGTGGCTCACCCCCTGTTTGCTCACTCTTTTGAATCCTGTCAACGTTTCTATCGCTTCCACCGCACCTCCGGAACAGTCTTTTGTTGATGGTGTCGGGAGCATGGCAATTTGCTCCGCAAGATACAGGGGAACCGTGTTCTGGTTGGCATTCCTCTTCCTGAATGCCGCGCATTTCTCCATCGTTTCCTCGTTCCTTTCCCTGTTTACACCTGTTGGAGTACCCAACAATCCAGATTCGATCCCTCCTGTGCGGGGCATCGACGGCGCAAGCTGGAATAACAAACGGTTGAACCTCGTACCCGAAAGTCTCCAACGTAAGACACAGATTCTCGAAAACCATGCCTTGCTCAAGACTAAGGAGGCCACGCACATTTTCAAGGATGCACCATGTTGGCTTAATCTCCGATATGATTCTAAGTGTCTCTTCCCAGAGCCAACGATCATCTCCTGTTCCCCTTCTTTTCCCGGCGCACGACGCGGGTTGACAAGGCACTCCTGCTGTAAGGATGTCAATGTGTTCCTCCAGAATGTTCTTTAAGGTGGCACGGTTTACAGAGGGTGATTCCGTTGTCGATGTTGAACCTTTCCTCTGGGAAATCTTTCCATGCTTTGACATGATGGGCATTGAGGCTGTTTGTTTTTCCAGGGACAAACCCACACCGTTGACAGGTAAAATTGTCTCTGGCATATACCCGCCTTCGCCATTGCCGAACAAGGTCTTGTCTGTGTCTTGCGTGCCGCTCATACCCTGTGCCATTTTTATAGTTGGGATTATTTTCCCCTCGCATCCACTGCCCGCCATTGGCGTTGGTGGCGTGTTCTCCCCGTTTAAATTCATATCTGCACTTGTTGGAACAAAATTTCCCATCTCCCCTTGCCGCTTCGCAGGGTCGAACCGATGTTTCTTCCCCACAGTTTCTACATTTTCCGATAACCCTTGGTTTTCTGGTTGCTTCACTCGCAAGTCGTATATTTCTGAGGTCGGCTGCTCGTTGTTTTTCGTTTCGTACCACTTCACTACCTCCCGTATGTCGCTTATTATCGGCACACCCGGCCAATGCTTCTTTAATACCTTTTGACAAAATGGGTCTATCTCAACAAAACAAACAGTTTCAATACCACACCAAGAAGCAGCAAGGGAGAACCCCCCTATGCCGGAAAAAAGATCGAGCATGGTCAACATTCCTCTATTACCCCTGTAATTCTCACGTCTATTTTCCATCTTTTCTTGGACACGTTATCATGATGTGTGCACGTTGTAGCCTTGAGTATTGTTGATTGCTTATGTGATTTACACCTGAATAGACCACTGCCTACATTGAGCATGGTGTCAGTCGGCTTATCCTTGCCACAGACATAACATTTGACCATGGCGGGATGGTCGGGCAGGGGGATGAATTTACTTTTGGACATGTCTTGCCTCCTCACACCAATACATTCTCCCTTTTTCCCTGTCATTCACCGTCTGTACCATCGAATGTAATCCACACAGAACAGTAATAAGGATAAGCAGGGCGATAATGATAAGGTCACGGATGAGGGTCATGGCCATGTCCTATGTTTTTCTGCGACATGCTCAAGCCCGTCATATTCTTCTATTTCCCATTCAACATCATCGGGTATTGTTATTATTTTTAATAATGCACATCCTCCAGATGCTTCCTTGGCTCCTAACTCTTTTACAACCCGCAATAGCAAAGGATCGTTGCGGGGGATGTCTCGGTAATTAAGATTTATTTCTTCATATTTTTTATTATATAGTTCCTTCTCTTTGTCCGACATTTCATTCCATTCTTTTTCTCTTTTTAAGTATTCATCTGGATTTGCAACAGAATAAGAACTGAAAAAAACCTTCTTTTTCGTTGCTTCCTCCAAGGTAAGAGGCTTCTGCCTAAAACTACCCATCCCGCAAGAAAAATCAGTTTCAAAGAAATAACATTTTTTCCCTTGTAATTTGGCAATCATTTTGGTGGCTAACGGGGATAAGCTGAATCCCCCGTAACAACTATTGATTACTATTTTCATTCCCCTACCTCCTTCATTGCGTTTTCAATCTTGACAAACTCCTCAGTGCTGAGCGTGAAATAATCCAAGTGCATCTTCGTACCATCCTTGCCGATAGCGTCATGCTGGAGCACTATCTTATCAGGGTAAATGTCAACATACCGTATGCGCTCGATATAGCCGTGGGTGTGGGAGAGGATGAGGGTGGTCATTTTGCCTCGATTTTGGTGAGGACTTTATACGCCCTGTCGATAATTTCAACGTTGCCATAGGGCGATTTATGAGGTGTATCAAGATAGGTGAAAACATCTTTCAACGCCTCCAGCATCTCTTTGTTTTCCCGTTCCAGCTTCTCAATCTTTTCTGTCCATTCATTTTTCATGGTGTCCTCTTCATTTCTTCTACTTGTTCTACCGTGATCCCACTGAATACCCGCCATTTATTCCGCAATACTTCTTCTCTGCTTGCCTCGCTCAATCCGAAGCCCCCTGTTGGAATCCCCACAAAACTCTCTATTGGGAACATAAGGCCACTCATGGAATGTCCGGGGTGGAAAACGTGTATCACCTCGTGCTTAAATACACGATAGTCTGTCGTTTTCAGGGCTATGTAGCGATATACGGTCGTGTCACACATACCAAGTGCCCCGCCGACCAGAAAATTGATTATGGGAGTATTGGGGATGAACGCAATAGCGATATCGTTCGGGATGCCTGACAGGTATGCATAATCAGCGCAGGCAGGCCATATCTTATGTTGCTCATTCATGTCAAAGGGGACGATGTCAACCACGTTAAGAATGATGCCAGTCTCCATGACGGATTCCCCGTTGAATTGCTGGAACAAGCCCATGATCTCATTTTCATCGTGGGTCCCGTCCGTTCCTATCAGAACATTAACAGTGCGTAGATCGGCAGGTTCAAAGTGCATGGGAGAGAGGGAAGCGCAGGAACAGAGAGATAATATAAGGACGGCCAGGAGTAATAGATTACATGCCGTTGCCCGCCGTCCGTTGGTGATAGAGGGGTTATGCGGTGTTATGGAGGGTTTTTCCGATGCTGGCATGTGTACTCCTGCGAGGGGCTTCATTTTATCTCTCTTTACCGTAATGCATAATGCATCTCATACCGACTGCCGATGTCCGAGCTTGTCAATCCTGCCGATTTACACGCAGGGCAATTAATCGGCGGCTTCTCTGCCCGTCCGCAATAATCTGTGTTCGCCTCGTAATCACGCCCACAGATAGGACAATGACAGATAAGTTTGCGGACGTTGCGTAAGTAGGATTCATTCTTCATTCGGAAGGTTTGGGATTTCATTTTGTCCCCCTTTGATAGTGTGTGGTGCATGATATATACTTTTACTAAATATCAATCTCCTTGTCAAGAGATATTTTACAAAAAAATAGTTTGACACAAAAATAAATATGTGCTAAAAGATTTATATGATAAAAATTACTGAGCAAACAATCACAATAAAGAAAGGGTTAAGCGATAGGGAGGTGGCTATCCTGTGCGGCGTGACCCGTCAAACCGTGTTTAACTGGCGCAAGGGGAAAACAAGGCCGTTGGCTAAACACTTAAAAGCATTGAAAAAGCTATCTAAATGACAATGCAATCCTCCAGCTCGTCACATAATACCCCCCTTTCAATGGAGCAGGAAACAAAACCTGCTCCTTTAACTTGTCCCTCCGGCCACACGATGATCTGTATAGGCAAGACAGGCTTTTACAATATCTACGAGTGCAAATTGTGTAAAGGATTTGATTCAGGGACATTTCTGCGGCTTGTGCCGATTGAGGATGGGGGGGAGAAAAAAGATTGACATTGTGCGGGAAATGTGCGATATTATGGTAGAGCCATGATAGCATATGATAATCAAGACAATTTATGGCGCATCGGTAACGGAGAAAAACCGTTTGAAGGGTGCAATACCCGTCATGGCTCCCGGTGCGCCTCATTTTATTTAAAGGAGCCATGATATGAAAAATGTATTATGTCCGATCTGTAAAAGTTGTCACAACCATATTGCCAAGGTTCAAGTGTTTATTGGCAAAGACGAGTATCAGACTACTTCCGATGTTCTTATTACCAATAAGGGTAATTTACAATATTTTAACAGTCCAAGAAAAATTGAATACCGCCTCAATGGGATGTCTGTCCTCATAGACTATCAATGTGAGTGTGGCAATGAATGGAAGGAAGAAATATATACTCACAAAGGCAGTTGCTGCCGGGAGATAAAAACCTGATGTCCTTGCTCAACGAAGCTCTTGAATATTACAAAATGGGATTTTCTATATTTCCAGCCTTGGAAAATAAAACCCCTTCCCTGAAATGGCAAAAATATCAAACAGAGCGTGCCCCGGAAGAACAGATTCGGGAATGGTGGAAAAATGGCAATACAAATCCTATCGCTATCGTTACGGGTAAAATAAGCGGAATTGTGGTTGTTGATGTAGACGATGTTAATGTGGGATTTGCGAATCTTGCGAATTATATCCCTGCAAATATCAAGACCCCTATGGCAAAAACACCGAGCGGAGGCTACCATCTTTATTTCCAATGTCCAGACACCGAAGTCAGGAATAACGCAAAGGCAATCCCTGGGTGTGATTTCCGTGGAGAGGGAGGCTACATTATAGCGGCTCCATCCTTTTGCAGGTATGAGAAGGCCAAGAAAAGGATCGAAGGAAAGTATACATGGGTAGAGAATTGCAGTATTAGGGATTTGCCCTTGGAGCCACTGCCTATATCTTATAGTTCTTTTATTAATGCATTTTTATATATAGGGGGTTCTGGTTTAAACAACCAAGAGTCAGCACAAGTCAGCACAAGTCAGCACAAGTCAGCACTGTTCGAAGAAGGTTCAAGAGATGAAAATTTATTTCACATTGCCAACTCTTTGGTAAAAGGGCATTGCCAAATAACGCAGGAAGTTCTTGAAATTATTGCAAGAAATTGTAATCCTCCATATCCAGAAAAAGACATTCCAGTAAAAATAAAATCTGCTTTAGACCGAGTATTGAGAAAAGAAAAGAACATTGCCCAGGATTTTAGAGATTGGATCAAGTCAGCACCAGGTCAGTTTCGAGTCAGCGAATATCAGCACGAGTCAGCGATAGTCAGCAAAGAGGATAAACACGCCATAATCGTTGAAGCAACAAAATTATGCAAACAGGGGATCATTGAAAGGGTGGGGACAAGAAGGGGCGAATATCGTCTTATAGAAAGTGACATTGAAATTGTTGACTGGAAAAATGCTGCAACAAAAGAATATCCGGTTGATTTCCCATTGGGTATAGGAGATTTAATTAAGTTATATCCTGGGAATATTGTAATTCTTGCCGGTAGTTCCAATACCGGAAAAACCACTTTTATGCTTGAAATGATTAGACTTAATCAAAAAAAATATAAAATAAGGTATCAAAATTCCGAGATGGGAGCTTCAGAATTAAAAATTCGTGTTCAGATGTTTGAAGATGTGTGTAAGTATGATGATTGGAATTTTGAAAATGTGGAACGTTCAGATAATTTTGCCGATGCCATAGACCCGGACGGATTTAATGTCATTGATTTCATGGAAATATATGACGAATTTTGGAAACTTGGCGGCTGGATCAGGGATATACACAAGAAGCTGAAAAACGGTATTGCGGTTATCGCAATTCAGAAAAAATCAAGTACCAAAAAAGACCAATGGGATTTTGGCAGGGGCGGCGAGCTCACCCTTGAGAAGCCACGGCTTTACATGGCCATGGACAGGGGACGTATTAAGATCGTCAAGGCGAAGATATGGCGGGATCATAACAGAAATCCAAACGGATTAAGCCGTAATTTCAAGATCGTCTCAGGATGGAAGTTCCTCCCGGCGGACGACTGGTCAAGCGATGAGGACAAAGAATATGCAAAACATGGAATCATCAACGACAAGGACTTCCCAAGCGAAAAGGGATGGAATCATTAAATTCGATTGGGAAAATATGAAATGGCAGGGGATCACAATATCGCAGATCGAGACCTGGCGGCAACTCTATCCTCATATCTCAATAATGCAGGAACTTACCGAGAGTATGATTCGTTGGCTGGACAGTAAGAGAGGTACGGTAAAGGTAAGAAAAAGCAACTGGAGGCGATTTATAGTCAACTGGCTAAAAAGAGAGAACGAAAAAAGGAGGTTTCAGATATGACCACATTTTTCCAAGCAGTAGGATACATAGCGTTATCGGCAATCATTCTCGCCTTGTTCGATACGATCTATTTCAAGCATTTCAAATGGCTCAATGGCTATCAGGCGTGGACGGGAAAGAAGTTTGTGAGCAGGTACAGCGGGCCGAGAAAGAAGAAAGCACTGCATGAAGCAGGGGAAGCGGTTGACGGTGTTGGGAGCGGGGCGCCGTATTATGAGGGGGAACAGACATGATTATCTTTGCCATTGATCCGGGACCGAATGACAGCGCCTTTGTGCAATGGGACACAGAAAAAGAGATCGTACGCAATGCCAAGCACGTATTGAATCATGAATTGCTTGCCGCCTTGCGAACAATGGAAATACATTATTACGGCGTAATCGCCATTGAAGATCCTCAGGCACAGCGCCGCCCGGCAAGTGATGATTTTATTAAGACCTGCAAATGGACGGGGATATTTCAAGAGGCTATATCGGGCCGCCTTGGCATCGGCGAAACGGACAAATTAAAGTTGATACCCTACCGGGATGTTTCAGCGCATTTCTGCAAGATCGTGAACGCCAAGGAAAAGTTTGTCAAGGAAGCCCTGATAAAACGCTTCGGTGATCCGGGGACAAAGAAGAATCCGGGCAAACTCTATGGCATAACCGGACATTGTATGTCGGCTCTGGCCGTAGCCGTTACGTGCCAAGACAAGACGGAGGGCTTAAATGGCTATCCTGATCTATGAATGTGACCATTGCGGCATCACCTATGTCAAGCCAAACAACAATGAGCATGATGTTGAGGTCTGTGAGGTCTGTGGGAGGGCGTTGATATACAAAGGCGTGCAGGTCGATAAACGCTTGTGCAATATGAGGACGCTGGATGCCTGAATGTCTCTACCGTACCCGCGACGGCACAAAAAAAGCCCCCGATCAGGGGGCCTTGGGCCTCCCGCCCTTCTTCCCGTTCTGGCGCGAGGAGGCGGTTTTGCGGGGGGATTTTATCCGGCCCAGGGCTGCTGCTGCGGATTTTACGGGGGACATCTCATGACAAACCTCATCCACCGTCAGATTTTCCCCGTACCTGGATTTGAGATTCCGGGCGATAGTTCGCCATTCGTCACCTCCGTGAACATTCGGTGTGTCGATCTGGCCATGTCGCGCGGCGAGCACCATGTCGGCGGCGAGGGTGAAACCGATGGTCATGTTGGGGTTATCGGACAGCATTTTTTCATAGTGTTTTTTGGTTCGCATGGTCTACACCCTCCATTCAGCGTTGCCGATTGTTACTCTGACCGTACCCACGGCTATCATGGTAGCGGCTGTGCGGTTCCAATATTCCTCATCGGATTCCTCAAATTTGATTCTATCAAAATGCCAATCATCAATCCGGGCCAAATCGTTTTCCAGATCATATGCTCGTATAAAATTTTCTGTGAGTTGTCGTGCCCGCTCAATATTGGAAGTTACGATCGCTCCGCCATTGACAACCCCGCGTTCCGCCGCTTCTCTCGACATATCGGCGCGTGTTTTTCCGTTGTAGCATCTGACGCGATGATCGGGATTAAATGCGGGGAAATTACCAGCAACACATCCGGGGCAATTCTCAACCAGGAAACCCGCCAGAGATGTCAATTTGGTGGGGTCGGGTGTCGTTTTTCTCAGCCACCTAGTAGCGTTTACCCCATTGGGGGCGGTTCCGTTTTTCGTGTTCCACTTTTCGTCATTGTCATATTTCTGAACTCCGAATCCGTTTGGTGCATTTTTACCTGTTGCAACTATTATTATTTTATCCATTCCATCCTCCTATGCGCTCATCCGGTCGTAACAATCCGGGCACGATGTTCCGAGAGATGCAGACATGACCGACCCCCTCGGTACGGTGTGACCACAGGAACATTTGACCATCTCAATAGGTGGCTGTTTTGCCTGTCTCTCTGTTCTGATGTATTCCACGGTTTCCAAATCTCGACAGTTGCTGTACCAATCGGCTGCATCATTCCGAAGAGATTTCCCAGCAGACAGTGCGGCCAAAACCTCATCCCGCGTCAGTGGGCTGCGAACGCTAGGGACGCACGCAGCGACGATTTCACCATCCGGTTTGATTCCATTGTATTTTTCGCAGCGTGCCAAAAATTGCTCGGTCCTGTCACCACAATCAACCCACGCACCGTTGCTCAGTTGATATTGCATTCTCATCTCACACCTCCTGTTTTTTATTTTTGTTGCTATCATACATATACTATATATCCTATCGTTAGGTTTGTCAAGTATTATTTACAATTATTTTTTTACGTAGCAATATCAAGTGGTTACAAGTGGAAAACGGCACAAGAACGGGTGAACGCATGACCCGCGTATGCCTCTACCTGTCAACAACCGGCATTTGTCTGCATTATGAGGGGGCAGCATGACCGCTGACCTTTCCCGCTGCTGTGTCAAGTGCAAAAATCAACGCTATTGTGCGTATTTGCATCCATACGTAGGTTTCTACTGTCCTGGTATGGAACTCATCGTCAACAACCAAATAGAGGGCAAAGAGCCGCTATTGTCTGACATATCCGAGACGTTGACCGTGGAAAACATAGACATGCGTGATTACAAGCAGGTGCTTTCAGAAATGCGCGACCTTTTGACAACTGAGAAGATTAAGAAGTTTACGCAAATACGTAATATGCCAAGCGGAAACAGGAAAGAGACGATTAAGAAGGGGATAGCTTGTCTGTTGTGGTTCGAGATCAAGCCAGCGCAAATAGCGCAAATACTCAATATCAGTGTGCAATGGTTTTATAGATTAGTCAAAAAATAAGGGCGGTTGCGAGACCGCCCCGTAGTGGTGAGGGATAATGCTTATTTCTTCATTATTCTTTTGTGCCAATTCTCAATAGATTCTTTCAACCCCTCAAGATCATCGGCATCAATGCCGTCATTGATTATCGCATGCTTGAGAAAATACTGTAAGGCATCCCCATCGTATATTTTCCCCATAATCATTTCCATATTCCCGTTACAATCGTTTTCCTCAAGTATGCCGCCCAATACATCGGCAATGGAGCGCATAATCTCAACAGCCTTTCCGTAATGATTTAAAGACAACAATGTGCATCTACCAAGCGGTGTTTCTGTTTGGGTGTGAACGTGCATCATTCTGTCTTCGTTGCCCACTTTGAAAAAGAAATTGAAATAACCCATCGAAGTTGTGTGGTTAGATTCTACCCTTACGGTGGTTTTATGTGTCCTCTCGATAATATGTTTAATATCATCAAGCTCCCAACGATTCCCAATGTATAAGTTTGTGTCTACTCCCATCTTATCCCTCCTATGATTTTCGTTATCCCCGCCGCTATAATCCCCGCCGCTATGTCGCCTATTATTAGTGCAACTATCAGCAGGGGGATTATGAGGGCGAGGGTTAGCATTTAGGCCTCGATTTTGGTAAGGATTTCTTTTGCTAACTGTATCCTTAATTCTACCGCTGATTTTCCCATTTTAACATCGTGTGCCTGAATCAAATCTTTCAACGCCTCGTACATTTCAGGAGCGGCGGCGATAAGGGAGCCATTCACCTCTCCAATTTTGCTATAATTTCTTACTTCGGCAAGTGTATGTTTACTCATGGTCTTTTACCTCCTCTTTTCTTGGTTTTTGCCAGTCATACGATTTACAGCGCGGGCATGTTCTCGGCGGCCTGCCCAACTTGCTCACCCAATTCCAGCCGCACCGCTGACAGTGGTGGGCGGTTCCTTTGATATTGGTGTACTCGATATTTTCAGTCATCTTGTCCTCCTTATAGTTTGCCGTTAGCTACACAATCACACTTTAAACCGTCAGTAACGTGCCATTCGATAGGATAACCATTGTCCCGCTCATAGGAATATACATTTTCGTCATTGTACTTGTCGGGAAGCCAGCCATGCCGCAATATCGCCCCTAATGCGGTTTGTTTGTAATGGTCTCCATATCCGTATTGAAATGGAGCCACAATAACTGCGCCATCCGAGCGCACAATTCTCGATGAATGATATGTATTGCCATTTACCTTGTCAAACCACCTTGCGCCGTAAACCACAAATTTGACCTTCATTGCCTTTTCCTCCTTATAATTTATTTTAGTATCCATAGACTCAGAGTGCGGTCTAACGGTAAAGACAATAAATCGCTTGGCCCGTTAATCGCAAAATCTGCGTCAAGTGTAAACCCCTGTTTTTGGAAATCTTCTGCCGGGCTTTCAAAATCTTCCGTTATGGTAATATACTCCCGTTCACCATTGGCCGTTGAAAACTGTAATATTCTTACTTCCATTTTATCCTCCCGTTCATTTAATTTATTGTGTATCATAATATGTATCATATCATATCTATAATTATTGTCAAGCAAATAATGCAATTATTTTCTAAATCACCCGCACAACAGCCACCAGTAAGGAAAGTATTTTTCATCGGCATGGATTATGAGCATGGATTAAAGCCAAAATAAGGCAATAATAGCACTGTAAATGATGGGTAACTCTATGAAATCAATAAGGATAGAGGCTTGTTTACAAATTCTATACAATTAACCATGCGAAATGATTAAAGAAAATGTTATTTCATCAATCAATTTTGTTTAATTTTAGACAATTAAAGGAAGTGAAAGCACTAAATCATAGATCAACGAGACATATCCGGCAGGCTGAGGAGTACGAGTCCCGGCCTGTCGATCGCCCGACTGCACGGGGCAACGAACAACACGGGAACCAGAAGGGTATAAAGCCAGGCCAGCAGGCAACCGCCTGAGCAATCAGGAGAGCTGGACAGATAAGCAGGTAGTCCCGACAATATCGGATATGGTATGCAGATGGAGAGACAGACGGGATAGAGGTATATGCAGACTCAGACGATAGACCATATGACCGAGAGACGGCCTAAGGCGACAACCAAGACCGAGAGGATAGTTAATCTCAAGGCTGATAACCCGACCTTGTCCGAGCGGCAACTTGCCAAGCTAACTGACAGTAGCAAGACTAATGTACACGCAGCATTGCACCGTTATGGGTTAATACAGTCTGACATTGATGATTACGTGGAACATCGAGCGACTATATTGCAGGGATTACAGGCGAAGATATTGAAATCCATAGACCTACCTGCCATTCAAAAGACACCGGCATCCCAGAGAGTAGTTATGGCCGGCATCCTCTATGATAAGGAGAGGTTAGAACGTGGTCAATCTACCGACATTGTAGATCACCGTGTCATCACTGCCAAGCTATCTGAGGTTACTGACCGACTCAAGTCTATCAATACTGATTTCACAATCAGCCATGACAGCGGAAATGCGGGAAGTGATACCACGTGAAATCTATGTATGCAATATCATTAATGATAATTATGCACAATGTTAACATAATGACTATTATCATGCGCTTCTTAAAGGATGCACCATGATGCGCGGTATGGCAAGGCGTGGGCGCGGCGCGTATGGTGTGAGCGCCGGTGTCCTCCCCAGTGTGCACGTGCGGGGGCGGCGCGAGCCTGACCCCTGGGGGAGGGGGGGGAACGCGGTTGCGGGTGAAAATTCATATATCCCCGCTTCCATACGAAAATTTAAAAAGGGTTATCTATGGCTTCGGTGATAGTGGTTGATTGGCCACATCAGTCGTTCTTCTACGTGCTTCTCGTTGAGTGTTTTGCGGACATGCTTGATACAACGGCATATAGGGAGTGCAAGAATTGAAGGAGATAACCGTCAAGAAATATGATTCCCTTGAAAGTTGCCTTATGGCGTTCATGTATTGGGACAAGATGCCGGAAGATGTGAATAAGGCTTATTGGTCTGGGCATGATGGGTTAAAGCCATATAGGAAGAATATCGGTAAGTGGTTGAAAAATCCGCCGACCTGCTGGGCGTGGGCTGAATACGCAACCAAAAATATTCATATATGGCTTTCATCGGGTAAAGTGGACAAGGCGCAACTTATGGGACTTCTCGTGCATGAATTGGCGCATTTAAGAAAACCGAGGTATAAAGATAAAGCGTTGGAAGAAAAGAAGGCAGCAGTATGTGGGAGAGATGCAGTAACAGCGTATAATCTTATGGGAGATTTGATAAATTGATGACGACCATCCTCTTTGCCCTTGCCATATTTTTCATGATGATAGGGGTGGTGGTGTGCGTAGCCTTTGGGGTTCTGTGGTTCGCCGAGTTATTCAAGAGGGATACGTGGCATGACAAGGGAGTTTAGGTGCGTGAGTTGCGATATTTCCTACCTGGTGGATGCGAACAGTCTTACCATGCAGTTCTGTGATGTGTGCGGTTCCCCGCTGAAGTATGTGGGGCTGGCTGAAAAGGACAAGAGTATTGATGATAAATATTCGTTATTTCCCAACAAGGAGGCTCGATGATTAACCTTCACGGTTACACGGCAAGAGGGGGTACGTTGGGACGGCGATGCCGAAAAAATTCCCCCTCTATCTTATTTTCAGGAGGTACGTATGCCTTGCGGTAAGAAAAGACCGAAAGGAAAGTAATGCAGAGGGCTACCGCCAAAAAGATTGATGCCGAACAAGTAAGGGAAGAATACGCCAAGACCATCCTTGAGGTGTCTGATTATTACAAGAAGAACAGGATATATGCCTTCCGTTCTTCCAACCCAGACGAGGACATGATGGAGAAGGCGCTGAACGAGAAATTGTTCACCCCTCCCAACAATCCGCAGACAGAACTGCTGAGGGGATGGCTTAATCCTGAAAAGAAGGTGTTCACCTTCACTGGGTCGAACCGCCTGGGAAAGACTACGATCGGCGTTATCCTTTCATGGGCTACCGTCATGGGCGAATTGCCGTGGTCGGGCGAAAAGATATGGTTCCCGCATAACAGAGCGAGAAAGGTCAGGTATGTAGGGCAGGGCTGGGAGACGCACATAAAGAGCGTCGTTATCCCCGCGATGAAGACGTGGTATCCCAAGAGCAGGCCGCTTGAGACGAAAAAGAATAATCAGGGCGTTGAGGCGCTGTGGACGGACAAGATCACCGGCGGAACGATAGAGATTCTGTCAACCTCTCAGGAATCGGATGTGTTCGAGGGATGGGAAGGCGACCTTGTTGTGTATGATGAACCACCTCCAAGAGACATAAGGATTGCGAGCGCAAGGGGTTTGATAGACAGGCAGGGGCGTGAACTTATCGTTGCGACACTACTGAAAGAGGCGTGGGTGCACAGGGAGATCATCAAAGCCCGTGATGCCGACGGGAAGCCCGATATGTCGGTGTATAACGTCAGCGGGGACATATATGACAACCTCGGCTACGGTCTTACGCAGGCCGGTATCGACCAGTTTATAAAGACACTGAAACCAGAGGAAAAGCAGGCGCGTATTTATGGCAAGCCTTCTTATCTGTCTACCCTTGTATATCCTCGATTCAACCGAGATCTTCATGTCAAGCCACGGTTCAAGGTTCCGCTTGACTGGATCGTAGATGTGAATATTGACTTCCACCCGTCGAAGCCGTGGGCTGTGGTGTTCCTTGCGACATCAGGCAACAACTTCAAGTATGTTGTGCATGAGATGGAACTCAGGGGCAACCCGAAGATGGTAGGTGAGGAGATAGTAAGGTATTTCCATTCCAACAACCTACGGAAGGGGCGCATACAGATAGACCCGCTTGCAAAGGGCGACAAGAACAACGATAACACTGTTTATGAAGTGCTGTCGAATGTTCTGGCAAGCAACGGGATGCTTCTTGAAGTAGCATCGAAGGACAAGGACAACGGCATAGCGATGGTTAATTCCCTTCTCTGGACTGAGAACGAAATGCCCGGGCTGTTCTTCTTTGATGATTGTGCCAATACCATACGTCAGGTTGAAGACCTTATGTATGACGCGGAAAGCCTCAAGCCAACCGCATTGAAGGTGGACGATGACTATACCGAATGTCTTTACCGCCTCGCGCTGATGGACACGCAATGGTATCAGGATGATTATGATGAACAGCCCCGCAAGGTTATCAACCTCCAGCGGAATAAGTTTACAGGATATTGAGAATGGATGAAATGACAGAAATGGTACAGGAAGCGGCGGTAAAGGAAAGCAATCTTGCTCTTTCCCTGAAGAAAGAAGAACTTACGGAAATCGGCAATACGGTTGTCAAAGAATACAAGGCAGACGTGGAATCCCGCGTTGACTTCGACAAGCGGCGAGCCGGGTGGGTGAAGCTCTTTTCCGGTATGCGCGACCCGAAGAATTTCCCGTGGCCGAACGCATCAAATACACACTTGCCCCTTCTGTCCACGGCATGTTTGCAGTTTCAGTCAAGGGCATACGAGGCGCTTCTCCCTTCAAAAGAGATAGCGAAATGCCTCTCCACTGACGGCAAGACGAAGGATGCTGCGGAACGTGCGGCAAAGTACCTCAACTATCAGCTTTCATACGGCATGGAAGAATGGGAAGAAGACATGGACGCACTTCTCATGTACCTGCCTATCATGGGAAGCTGCTACAAGAAAACCTATTATGACCCCATTCTAAAACGTCCTGTATCGAAAATGCTTGGCGTCGATGAGTTTGTAACTCCTTATAAGTGCAAGCGATTAGAGGATGCCCCCCGCAAGACGCATATTATATGGATGTCAATAAACGACATTAAGAAGCGTATGGATGCGGGCATTTTTCTGAAAGATACCGAAATACCGATGGAACCTGTATCGGATGCGATGAACACACCAATGCCGGAATACAGGCAGGAAGTGGACAAATCGAATAATCAATCCGAACCACTCATAACCTATCAGGATAAAAGACCTATCCTTGAGCAGCACCGCCTTCTTGACCTCAATTACAGTGTACTAAGCGGAAAGTTTGAGAAGAAAGACGGAATCCAAAGACCCTATGTGGTATGGGTAGACCTTGAATCGGAACGGGTAATGCGGATTATTCCGCTTGAGTACCTCGATGCCATGGGGAATATCAAGGTAATGGAGTATTTCACCGCCTATCCGTTTATTCCAAACCCCGAAAGTCATTATGCATTTGGCTTCGGACACCTTATCGACCATATCAATGAGGCTGCCGATTCAATATTGAATCAACTTATTGATGCCGGTACGCTTTCAAACGTGCGTGGAGGGTTTGTAAGGAAAAGAAGCGGGGTAAAGCGTGGAAAGGTCAACTTCGAGATGGGAGTTTTCCATGAAGTTGATACTATGTCCGACGATATACGCAAAGATCTTTTCCCCATTGACTTCAAACCCCCGTCGAATGTCCTTTTCACCCTTCTCGGCCTGTTGCAGACCTACGTGAAAGACCTTACGACAACGGCGGACTGGATGTCAGGTCAATTACCCCCATCAGATACCGCAGCAACCACCATGCTTGCAGTTATCGAGCAGGGGTTAAAGGTATTCAGCACAATACAGAAAAGATGCCACAGGGCGCTTAAACGCGAACTCAAGAAGATTTTCATTCTTAACAGCGTTTACATGGACGAGGCGGTATATTTCACCGTCCAGGATTCAACGGCAAGAGAGATAAGGACACTTCAAAGCGGGAAGGCTGACTTCGCAAACCAGATAGACGTTATGCCCGTATCTGACCCAAATATCACATCACGGGCGGAGCGCCTTATCAAATCTCAGCAGGCACTTGCCAACGTAAGGCAAAGCCCGCTGACGGCGAATGACCTTGAGGCTCAGTATATCGTTGAATACGATTACTACGAGGCGCTTGGCTATCAGAATATTGATACCTTCCTGAAGAAACCGCAGCCTCCTCCGCCTCCGCCTGACCTACCTCCTACAGAAGAAAACGCAATGATACTCAAGGAAACCATAACCCCGGCGTTGCCACAGCAAGATCACGCAAAGCACATCATGGTACATGACGAATTTGTGAACAGCGTATGGTATGAGCAGGTAGCGCCCAATGGAAAAAACCTGCTTGACGTTCACCGCAGGGAACATCTTGCTTTTGCCTATCTTAGAGAACAGGCAATTCTGCGCGAGGCAGAAAAAGAGATCGTAATGGGCGCAATGGAACAAGGAGGAAGATTTGGAAACATTGGAGGCAATGGAGGAGGAGTTCCTCAAGGAATGGAAGTCCCACGAGGTAACGAAAGCGTTCTTGAACAGTTTGAGGCAGGAGAGGGGACAAATGCTGGAAGACCTGCTGAAGGTAAACGAGCATACACAAGAATTGGTTCATAAAGGGATGATACTTGGCTTGGATAAAGCCATTGATGTCATAATCAACCTGTAAGGAGGTTTGCATGATTATCCAGCCATTGGGCTGCCGGGTATTGATTAAACGAAAACTCATCGGCAAGGTGGGTTCGCTCTACGTGCCGAAAGGTTCGCAGGAGATGAAAGCGAATGTGGGGGAAGTTGCAGCCGCGGGCGCTGACTGTGAAAAGCTGAAAGTGGGCGACCTTGTAACATTTGGGCGCTATGCACCTATGGTTTTTGATGTATCGGAACTACAAAGCTACGGCATCCCTTATGCAAAAACGGATGACGAAGAATACCTTCTCCTCAATGAAGAAGATGCGCTGTGCATCCTTCTCAAAGACGGGGAAGCGGTAATCCAGTAAGGAGGAATGAACGATGACGGAAGAACGGGGAACGGTTGACACCCTGCAAGGCGCAGCACAAACACCGCCAGAAGACCCAACCTTGCAGAAGGAAGGCGAAGCAGAACTTACAGAGGAACAGAAAGAGGAACTTCTCATTGCGGAGGAGACGAAGAAGATAACAAAGCCCGAAGACCCCCCCGCCGTGCAGAAGCGTATCAATCAGGCAATAAGGAAATGGCGAACCGAAGAACGGGCGAAGGTGAAAGCAGAGAAAGAGAAGTCTGAAACCAAATCTGTCGCCGATGCCATGAGAGAGCACAACAGGCAGCTTTATGAAGCCATGCAGAAGCAGACGGCGGCAACCGAAAAACTTATTAATGTAACGGTAGACGGCAAAGAAAAAGACAGCTTCGACACGGAAGTAAAGGCACTCAATGACAGATTGGGCAACCTCAAGACGGCAAGAACGCAGGCTATGAAGGACATGGATGCTGACAAGGTAACATTCCTTGAAGATCAGATAGATAGCGTAAAGGAACAGCTTTTTGAGAAGAAGCAGGAATACAAGCAGAAAAAGAGTGAACCCAAAAAAGACAAACCGCAATACAATGAACCCCCGGCAGAGATCGCTACATGGGAGGACGGGACGGAATGGTACAAAGCCGTTGTGAATGGCGAACCAAATCCCAGCTTCAATCCCGCTATGGCAGAGGCGGCAAGGCAATATGACCTGTATCTATGCCAGCAGGAGAAATGGCAGAAAACACCAATAGCAGAACGACTCATGGAAGTGAAGAAGAAGATCGAGGAAAAGTTTAAGTATAAAAAGGTTGAAGGCAAAAAGCCCCCGTTTGTCGAGGGTGGAGGATTACCCCCTGATACCCCGTCAATTACATCGTTGACGGAGGAGCAGAAGCACGTGGCGCACAGGATGTTTGATGACAAGCCGCCGCTTGAGGCAGAGAAGATTTATGCCGAACAATTAGGCTTTATCGCAAAGGGGAGGAAATAATCATGCCAGCAACCAAAGAAGAATTTTTAAAACGCATGGAAGATGGAAGGGCAAAGAAGAAACAGCAGGAAGGTACAGAAGATACACCAAAAAAGACAACTACCCCCTGGAAGCCCGCAAAGATGCTTTTCGTTCCAGAAGAATTGAAAGACCCTCGTTTCGTTTATCGTTTTGTCAATACGAAGCGCGAAGGGAACGAATTGAAGAAACAGCAGGAGGGGTGGGAATATGATCTCGAACTCAGCAAAAAACTGGTTCGTCATTTCGGGGAAACCCGCAAGCTGGAAGATGGCACACCGATAGATAGCGTCTATCGCATAAGGGAACTCGTTGTGATGCGTATGCCGAAAGAAATGGCACAAGCCCGCAACGAATACTACGCAAAGCGTGGGGACACAAGCCTGCAAACCATGACGAAGCAATTCAAGGATGGTATGGACGAGGATACACAGGTGCGTGTCTATGGTAACTCGAAAGAGGAAAAAGTAACGATTTAGGAGGAAACAACTATGGCGAATACTGATGCACCAAGGGGCTTCGTTCCCGTAGGGCATCTAACGGGTGGGCAGATTTTAGCCCGGGCGTATGATGTCGATGAGGATTCGGATGCCATCTATAGGGGCGACGCTTTATCAATGGGCTTAAACGGCAAAGTTACACTTGCTGCGGCAGATACATTGCTTGCGGGTGTGGCCGCTGAATCAAAGTCCACATTGGAAGGAACGACCATTATGGTCTATGATGACCCGAATATTATCTATGAAGTACAGGGATATACGGGCGTAACCTTCGCATTAAATTCTGTAGGCGAACAGGGTGATATAGTGGCAACGGCGGGAAGTTCTACAACGAACTTAAGCCTACAGGAACTGAATGATACTGGCACTGGCGTACCCGGTCAGTTTCTCGTGCTGGGAAAAGTGGATAGGTCAGACAACGCATGGGGAGAGCATGTGAAACTCCTCGTGAAACCACACCGCCACTTTATGGCATACAGCGCAACGAGTTAGGCGGAGGTGACATATGGCTAACTACACAACCAACTTTACCGAGCTTTTATATCCTGGATTGATGGGGATATGGGGGCTTTCCTATCCCGGTTTCACGGGAGAATGGAAGAAACTCGGCTTTGAGGTCAAGAAGTCCAAAAAGAAATACGAGAAGACTCTTGGTCTGACTGGCTTCGGCCTTGCCGCAACAAAGACAGAAGGCAACAGCGTGACCTACGATGACGCATATCAGGGTTACACGAACACCCTTACCAACGTGGTAAAGGGTCTCGGCTTTGTCGTCTCGAAAGAGATGTACACGGACGATCAGTACGACAAGATCAACGCACTTCCCAAAGCGTTGAAATGGTCAATGCTTGAGACGCAGGAATGGGACATGGCCAACGTATTCAACAGGGCTTTCAGTAGCTCTTACACGGGGGCAGACGGTAAAGAACTTTGCGCAACAGATCACCCGCTTGTAGCAGGCGGGACAGAGCAGAATGAGCTTTCAACATCGGCAGACCTGTCAATGACATCACTTGAGCAGGCAATGATTGATATTGCCGACCTGACAAACGACAGGGGATTGCTTGCCGGCCTTAAGGTAAAGAAGCTCATAGTACCACCCGAACTCGCATGGACGGCAGAGCAGATTTTGGGTTCCGATAAAGACCCCGAAAGCAACTACAATGCCAAGAACCCTGCGAAATCGCTTTTCCCCGAAGGATTTGTGGTCAACCACTACCTGACGGATTCCGATGCGTGGTTTATTCTTACCACGGCACAGTCTGGGCTTGTGTTCTACGACAGATGGCCTCTTGAATTTACCAAAGACAACGAGTTCGATTCCGACAATGCCAAGTTCAAGGCAACCATGAGATACATCATGGGTTGGGACGATTTCAGGCAGGTCTACGGTTCACCGGGGGCTTAGTACGATCAAGGGAGGGGCGCAAGCCTCTCCCACTTTAACCTTGTTAGCCTGCTGAAATAATGCAGGGGTCACAAAGGAGGAAACATGGGAGTTAAATATTACAGGGATGTTCAGATTACTTCTCCGAGGGAGATATGGACAGCCACGACAACAAGTGAAATTCAGTTCGTTGATGGTGATTACGGTTCAAACGGGAACGCAGGATGGTCTCCGAAGAAAGCCGTGGCATCCATCACGCAGGCAGTAACGAATGTAACAGCATTAAGACAGGCCGTTATTTATGTAAGGCCAAAGGGCAACAGCACAACGTCAGGACAGTCATATTACACGGACAATGTGACCGTGCCGCTTACAACGCCTAACCTTTCCATTATAGGTGCGGGGGCAAGTCCGGTAAGGCCGTTCTTGGGTATTGACATTAAGGCGACAACCTCAACATCTCCGGTATTCACGGTCAATGGTTCCGGGCTTCATCTTGAAGGCATGAGGCTTGCAGGTACGGGTCAGAACGCAACAGACGGTATTGCCATTGTATTAGGCGTGTCCAGTGCTTCGGCGGCAGGATGTACGGGTTTGCAGATAGTAAATTGCAGGCTTGATAACGCAAAAACTGGCGGGGCAATATCGCTTGACAGCCCTAACCATGTTGAGGTGGTTGATTGTTCTTTTGATGAGTGCGCCGTTGGTATCACCACGGTTCTCAGCTATGGCGGCGTGGCATCAAGGGGGTTCAAGATAATCGGCTGCGACTTCGGCGGTCGTAACTCCACAAGAGATATGGACATCTATATCTCACAGAGTGGTACGGGAGCGGGCAACTCGGTTGCCGGATATGAAATACGAGATTGCCGTTTCCTTGATGAGCTTCCGGCAAAGGGTGGCAACAACAGGTTCATAAAGATTGCCAACGGAGATCAGGGAATGATCTCGAATTGTGTGTTCCCTGTCAGCCCCGGATCAAACCACATTGATACTTTTGGTGCGGCAGGCAATCAGTGTGTTATCCCTACAACGTGGGTGGTGGTAAATTGTCGTGGAATAACAGACCTCGACTTCATCCATCCGCAGGCAGCGTAACGAATAGGGGAGGGGCAACCCTCCCTTTCTTTAAGGTGTAGTTATGGCAGATGAACAAGAACCTATATATACAAAGTGTCATGGTTGCGGTTATGCCCGTGATAGCAAAAGAGCCAAGATACCAAAAATAAGGTATCACGACAAAGACGAAGAAGAACCAAGGCAACCATATGTGGCAGGGCATCAACGGTGTGATGATACCTGTCATCCCGACAAAACACCGCAAGAAATTAAATTGGAGGATGCTTGAAGAAAACGATTTATACGCTTAGTGTTGACAACTACGCGCCCGAAATAACGGAGATAACCTTTCCGCTAATCAACCAATACGCCGAAAAGATAGGCGCTGAATTTGCTATTATTACCGACAGGAAATTTCCCGATATGCCCCCTGTCTACGAAAAGATTCAGTTGTACGAACTGTCAAAGGAGAATGACTGGACGATATTTCTCGATGCCGATACCCTTGTGCACCCTGACCTTCCCGACATAACTCCGTTGCTTAACAAGGACACGGTATGTTTTCACGGAAAGGATTTCGCTTCTATGCGGTGGAGATACAACGAATATTTCTACCGTGATGGAAGGAATATAGGGGCTTGTAACTGGTTTGCCATAGCATCCGATTGGTGTTCTGACCTGTGGCATCCTCTCGATGTCCCATTCAAGGAGGCGGTTGAAAACATATTCCCCACAGTGGATGAGCGCAATACCGTTATCGTGAAGGAACATCTCATTGACGATTATCTCCTGTCATACAATATTGCACGGTATGGGTTAAAGCATAACACCATACAGAAGATACTCATGGATAACGGGGTAGATACGCGGTCTTATCTCTGGCACGAATACTTGAGGGGGATTGATGAAAAGGTTGTGGTAATGAAGAAAGTCCTCGAAGCGTGGAGGATAAAGTGAGACCACTGCGCGAGATGGAAACGATTCAGATTGAGATTACCAATGCCTGCGTCAACCAGTGCGCAAATTGCACAAGACTGGTGGGGCATCATCCAAAGCCTTACTTCATGTCGATGGAGCAATTCACCAATGCCGTTGATTCGTTGCTTGAATTCCCTCACATGGTTGGCATGATGGGTGGAGAACCGCTTCTGCATCCTCAATTCGTGGAGTTCTGTGATTATCTCCATTCAATGCTGCCCCCCGAAAAGTGTGGCTTGTGGACGTGCCTCCCGAAAGGGAAAGAACATTACAGGGACGTAATTGTCAGGACGTTCGGTCATATCTTCCTGAACGACCATACCCGCGATGATGTTCTTCATGCGCCAGTTCTCGTACCCGCAAGGGAAATATGCAATGGTGATTTCAATTCTATGTGGTATCTTATCGACCATTGTTGGGTACAGAACGGATGGAGCGCATCAATCAATCCGAACGGGGCTTTCTTCTGTGAAGTAGCGGCTGCCTTATCCCTGTTGCTTGGTTTCAAGGGTGGCTGGAAGGTAGAACCGAATTGGTGGGAGAAGATACCGAAGGACTTTGCAAATCAGATGGATACCTTCTGCCCCCTGTGCGGATGTGCCATGCCATTAAAAAGACGAACAAGCATTGAGGGAATAGACGACATATCGGAAAGCATGATCGAGAAGATAGGCAAGTTTTCCCCGAAGGTGAAGGCTGGAAAGTATGCCGTTCATAATCTCCGGTGTGCCATTGATACGAGGACGGCAGCAACGTACAAGGACGAGAAATACCGCAACGATATAGCGGCGCGATACGGTATGTTCCTTGTGATCAACGAACAGGGATACCAGACACCATATTTAAAACGTAATTGGGAGGTAAAGTCAAATGCTCATCATAACCAGCAGGAAGGGCAACACTATGGGAGCACACAGGCTCGGCAGAACGCGCTCTGAAATAGAGACGAATATGCGTAAGGAATGGGGTACATCGGGGTTGACCGATGAACAGATCGACAAATGCAAGCACCTTGAGAAGAAGGCAGAAATCAAGGAGGGGTTTATCAGGGATAGCAAGCTGATAGATAGGGCATGATGAACCTTTATAACAAAGACCACATAGTAAACTCAGATACCTACCGCGAACATTACGAGGCAATACGGTGGGACGACAAAACAAATCATAAGGAGAGCTTATGCGAAAAACAATTATTAAATACTGCCGCACCTGCGAAGGAAAGGGAAAGTTGATTTCGACATTGAACATTGATGGTCAGCACGTGGATACGGTTCTTATCTGCCCCCATTGCAAGGGGAAGGGGCATCATATATGGGGTTATATTACCGATGAAGATATGGGCGAACCCTGGAAGTATTACGAGGGGAAAGAGGTGGATAATGCCTAAGCGCGTCTACATCATTGGCGGCTCAAACGGTAAAGAGATATGCCCCGCAGATGCGGAAAGATGGGGAGTAAACGCAACCTGTATAGGTATGCAGGTTGATTTATCATTCCATCTTCACGACCTTATGCACGTAGAAAAGTATTCCATGACGGGAACGAGGGGAAGCAAGCCCGCCGACTTTGCGCCATTTCTCGGCTATGTGAAATTCAAGAATCATCCTACGTACAGCATCAGGGAGTATGAAGGCTTTCCATCAATAATGCGTTATCCCTATGAGGAAATATGCGATTACTTTCAGACGAATTACTTTTCCAATTCATTCTGCTATATGATCGCCTTCGCATTGTGGAAGGGATACGATGAGATTCATACCTATGGCGTGAACTTCATCCTTGCCGATGAGTATGCCGACGAAAGACCTGGGGTGGAATTTTGGATAGCAATGGCTCATTCAAGGGGCGTAAGGCTTGGCAAGGAATTTCGCATAATAGGGGAATATTCACGACTATTGAGGCATCCAAAAGGTGTCAACTATTCCTTTGAAGATAATCCGTGGTACACGCCGGAACCAGTTCCATTCTACAGGGTGGCGACATGGGCGGAACTTCATGAATCGAGGGCGATGTAATTGATAGGCGCAATCATACCATGCAAGAAGGTAAGCAAGGGCGTTCCTGATAAGAATTTCAGGGACATGCTTGGCAAACCCATGTGGCATTGGACGCTTGATGCCGCAAGGAAGGCTGGCATCTTTGACCTTATCATTGCATCGTCGAATGGCGGCTTCGACCTTCACGGACATTGCGGCGATGTCATGTATAACAACCATGAGGACATACCGAACATAGACGTTTCAAGCCTTGACGACCTGTGTAAAATGTATGCCCTTGAATATCCCGAAATAGAGACGTGGTGTCTGTTGCAACCTACATCGGTATTGAGGACAGACGAGGACATTCAAAAAGCGTGTTTGCTTATGGGTATCTATGATTCAGTCATATCGGTTGAATCTGTAGGCGATAAATATTGGATTAAGACGGGGAGGAAGTATAAGGCAACATATGACCCGGCGAACAGACTGATGCGTCAGAACCCCCTGACCAATGTTGTGTTTTACGAGAACGGCGCAATCTATTTTTTCAAGAGGGAAATTATATTGAACGGTTCAAGGATAGGGGGAAGGGTGGGATCCTACGAAATGCCACAGGAAAGAAGCTGCCAAATAGACACACCCCTTACGTGGGAGTTCTGCGAAAAGATATTGAGGGAACGTGAATAAAACAATCCTTATAGCCGACATCGGATTAAACCATAACGGCAATCTCGATACTGCAAAGGAGATTATCACCCAATGCAATCGTTGTGGTGTGGATTACGTGAAGTTCCAAAAGCGGAACCCCGATATATGCGTTCCTGAAAATCAGAAAGGCGTTATGCGTGATACCCCGTGGGGCGAAATGTCTTACCTGAATTACCGATGGAAACTTGAATTTGGCTTGGAAGAATATGGCGAAATAGATAAGTATTGCAACTACATCGGACAGAAATGGTTCATGTCCATATGGGATGTTGACAGCCTTCTATTCTCGACATTCTTCAATTCCGATTACGTCAAGATACCATCGGCAAAAGTAACCGACATAGCGTTGCTGAAAGAAGCAAAGAAGAACTGCGGCAAGGTCATCATTTCAACGGGGGGATGCGCTATCAGCATGGTTGATGATGCTGTAATGGCGCTGGGCGATAGCCTGTACGGTATTATGCAATGCACATCAACCTATCCATGCAGGGCAGACGAGATAAACCTTTCATGTATGGACGAATATAGAAAGCGGTATCCGGGAATCAAGATAGGATTCTCAAACCACTTTCCGGGCATGACGGGGAACATCGGGGCTATCGCTCTTGGCGCAGATATGCTCGAAGTCCATGTCACCCTGAATACGTCAATGTGGGGGACAGATCAGGCAAGTAGTTGCCCCGTAGACAAGATACCCTATCTTATGAAGCACATCAATACTATGGAAGCAATGCGGGGAGATGGTGTCAAGAGAATATACGATTCAGAAATACCCGTGATGGCAAAGCTGCGGGGATAAATAACGTAGAGGCGGTGAGATGCCGCACACAAGGAGGCTTCAATGTTTAAAATGTTTGACCGTGAGGATACGGCAGGGGCAGTAAGCAACGCCGTCAGGATGCCTAAACATGGCAAAAGAATGATATTGGAAAACGTCATTGAACACAGGGCGGCAACACCCGTATCTGCCTGCGAAGTAGCCGTACAGGGCAGCATGAAGGGAGATGACAGGGATACCGGCATGATTACCAGCGCGACACTTGCCGTTGATTCTACCGCCACAAGGTTCGCTAACGCAGCCTGCTATTACAGGATAGCGGGTACAAATTATTCCGTTGCAGCTGATTCCGCAGGTAATACTTTCAGCGCGGCTCATGTGATAGGTGACGGGGCGTCGGCATTGTGGGGGGTTGTTAATGTCTACATCAACGCGGCGGGGGCATTCTCTACGAGAGTGCCAGTGGCAACACAGATATATGCAACCGCAGAATTAGCACTTGCAGCAGCAGAGGCTATGGTTACGCCTTCAAGTCTTTGCTATGTGGGGCATATCCTCATTCAGTCAGACACTTCGACATGGACAGCAAATACCGATGACATGACGGATGGCAGCGACCTTACAACGGCAGATTTCAGGTCAGCGACATCGAGTTTTATAACCTTTCAGGATGGATCGGGAGGGGACATTACAGACCAGATGACGGCGACAGAGCTTACAAATGGAAGATCGCTTGTCAACATCCCTGTCAGCGATACCATGATGGGCGCAAAGTGGGTACGACTGTACCTCAAGACACTTACCGGAACGGGTTATCTAACTTCGCGCCTGAAAATCATAGGTGACTGACAATGAGGGTTTACCCTACTAATCGTTATGTTCCTGGGGCGCAGAAGAAAGAATGTGCGAGATGCGGGTTTGATTACCTTACCACGGAATTGATTGAGGAAGAAAGAACGGGATTGCTTGTCTGTAAGAATTGCTATGACCCCCCTCACCCGCAGGACGATAAGCACATAAGGAGACAGTGAGATGGCTGTAAGCGGAAGCAGAAACTTTATCCTTACACGGAATGAGATAATCACACAGGCGGCAAGGAACGCAGGTGTTCTCGCAAAGGGAGAAACCATATCGGCTGAGGATGTTTCGGAACTTGCTATTGCACTGAATGTCATGGTGAACGGCTGGCAGAATGAGAACATATTCCTATGGGCGAACACCGATGCGGCAGGGGCGATAACGGCTGATACGGCATACATTACGTTAAGCTCATCCCCCGATATATTGGAAGTGAGCAATGTCTATTTCAGAAGCAATGCTACCGATACCCCGCTTAAACTTATGACCCTTGAAGAATATAAGGCATTGAGCAAGAAGGCGACAGCGGGAGACCCCACGCATTGCTTTGTGGATTACCTTCTTGCAAGCACGGTCTTGTATCTCTACCCCGTGCCGGAGAACACGACATCTGTACGGACTGGTTCTGATTCCAACACTTTTGTATGTCTGAATGACCATACGTCTGATTCCGACTCATACCCTATTACGGGTGACGATTATGGCGATTACTGGGAGGCAACATCATTGCTGACAACGGGAGGGGCATGGGTTACGGCAACCGCTTATTATTCAGACCATATCAGGTACACAAAGACATACAGGTTGCAGGACTTTGACGCTTCTACGGATAACCCCGATGCCCCTACGAGATGGTATCAGGCATTGATTGACGGTCTTACCGTTGAATGTATGAAATTGAATGGAATGGTTGCCGGAAGGGACTTTGACAAGTTTAAGGCTATTGCCGATTACTCACGTGCCATTGCTCAGAACACGACAAAAGAGGGCGGGGCAATGAGGATGCAACCGAGGGTGAGGTAAGGACATGGCGACAGCACAGATAGATTTCTTACTTGCGGGGGTAATGGACGGTGGCGCACCTTTAGCGTCCGGTAAGGTATATACCTATTCGGCGGGGACAACTACCGCCAAGACATGCTGGACAGACAAGGACAAGACCGCAGAGGCAACAAACCCCATTGTCCTTGATGCCGATGGACGGGCAGAAGTCTACGCAGACGGGGTATATAAACTTGTTATCAAGACGAGCGCAGACGTTACCGTGGATACCTTTGACGGCGTGAAATATCCTCAATACCCGACAGTGATAGACCCAACGCTTGCCGTAGATCATACGTATAGCGGATACACTTTTGAATATGCGGTAGGTGAAACAGTTACCTTCGGTCAGGTTTTATACATGGACGCAACTGCGCTTGAATACAAGAAAACGGATGCTGACGCTTCAACGACCATGCCCGCCGTTGTTATGGCAATGGAGGGCGGGGCTGACGGTGAAACAATAACCCTTCTGCATGAAGGCTTTGTCAGGGACGATTCATGGAACTGGACTGTTGGCGGAATAATCTATGCCTCTACTACACCCGGGGCTATGACACAGACAGCACCTTCCGGTAGCGGAGATCAGGTACAGGCCTTGGGATATGCGATAACAGCAGATAAGATGTTCTTCAAGCCTAATCTTGTATTGGTGGAGATCACTTAATGGCAACCACTTCAACATTTAAACCAGCAGCGAATGGTGATGATGGAATGTGGCTGGGTAACGCCCTGTTCTACAACAATATTACTCAGGCAGCCTTTGGAAATGCTGCTGGCGTACAATATCATATGTTCATACGATTCCCCAATATCACCATACCGAGAGTTGCGATAATATCAGCGGCAAAAGTAACCTTTGATGCTCATCAAGACCAGAGTGGGACAACGTGCAACATTAATATCTATTGTGTTAATTCTGCCAATGCCAGCGCTCCTGCTGATTTGGCGGCGTGTGAGGCATTGTCTCTTACGTCACCCGCAGCGTGGAATAATGTTGCCGCATATACCACTGATGGCAAATATGACACGGTTGATATAAAGACCCCAGTACAGACCATCATCAATCTTGCTGCGTGGGCTTCGGGTAATGCCCTTGTGGTTGTTCTGAAAAATAATAGTTCAAGTACCAATGCTATCAGGTGGGTACATACCCTTGAACAAGGTGCTGATGTTTGCCCCATTCTTATCATAACGTATTATACACAATGGAGCAAGAAAATTAATTCCGTTTCTATCCCTGCAAAAGTATATGGTGTATCAAATGCGGATGTGACGGGAGTGGTTTACAAAATAAACACGGTATCGAGGTAACATGAAAGCTCAACAGATAGGAATATTACTTGCAGGATTCGGAACGGCTTTATCGGCTGGCAAGGTCTATGCCTATGAATCAGGTACGACAACGGCAAAGGCAGTCTATACCGATAAGGATATGGGTACGGAAGATGATAACCCGCTAACTCTTGATGCCAACGGAAGGGTTCTCACATTCGGCTATGGCTGGTACAAATTCCTTGTCAAATATGCCGATGGGACGACCTATGACACCATAGACGGCGTGTATTATGGTGTGTACGAACTCGATGAGGACTTGACCGTAAGGGCGATAACGGAAAGCGACAATATCGAAACTACAGACGAGTTTATAGAAGCCAATGCGTCAAGTGGGGCTATTATCGCCACCTTGCCGGATGTTACGGCATTGACGAACAATGAACGATTCTCCGTCAAGAAGATGGATGCAACGGTGAATACCGTTACCTTGAAGGGAAACGGTTCACAGCTTATTGACGGTTCAAACACAAAAGTGCTTTCCCGTCAGTACAATACCCTTACCGTTGTGGCAAATTCAGACCTTACGGCATGGGATATCGAAACAAGCACGGATGCCGATACCGTTGATGGCGCACATGCTTCAGTAACCCCGACCGCTGATTATATCCCCATAGCAGATGAAAACCATCTTCTCGATGATGACTGGATAAACTTCAACGGGTATATACCTCATGGCATTATCTTTTCTTACGGTGGAAGTTCTGCCCCTACGGGATTTCTTGAATGTGATGGTTCTGCCGTCAGCAGAGAAACATATGCAGACCTGTTCACGGCAATCAGCACAACCTATGGAACGGGAGATGGTTCGACAACCTTCAATGTCCCCGACCTTCGTGGACGCTGTCCGATAGGTGAAGGACAACTTACACCCCCGATATGGAAGGTGGCGACAGCATACACGGCTGGATATTATGTCAAGGCAACCGCATCATACAATTATACTTATGAATGTACGACAGCCGGAACATCTCATGCATCGACAGAACCCACGTGGCCTACATCGGTGGGTAACACGGTATCAGATGGAACGGCAACATGGACATGCAGGGCGAAGTGGAGTTCATATACTGCCGGTCAGATAGTGGGCGAACAGACACATACACTCACTACGGCAGAATTGGCAGCACATACGCATACAGCTCCGTGGTATCCATCTGATTCATCTGCTACGTTTTCCCTTCACAACCACGGTGACGCTGCACTTACTGGAGTTGCAACTGAGGAAGGTGGTTCTGCTGGGGGTGGTGGAGCGCACAACAATATGATGCCCTCCTTAACGGTAGGGATGTGGATTATAAAGACATGAGTAAGGTAAAGATACCGATTAACGGTAAAGTCTATCAGAACATTGATGCCGAAGAATTGACAAATATATCTCCCTATCTCATGGACGGATGGGTAGACGAAAAAGGAAATACGCATAGGAGACCCGGACTTGATCTGTTTGTCGATCTCGGTTCTGCGGCTCCCATAGATGGTATGTATTGGGACAATAATTTTGGAAAACTCTTTGCCGTATCCAACGGTCATATTTACAGCGTTACTGATGCGGAAGGGACTAATTCAGACATAACGGGCGATGCCCTCAGTGCGGGGACAAGACCATTGTTTACCTCGAACGGCACTTACGTTGTTATGGCAAATGGTGGGCGCATGATTACGTATAACAATAGCGGCACTACCGCTTATATGGCTGATACCGATGCCCCCGATGCCGTCCCGTTTGTGGCCTATCTCGATCAGTATATTCTTGCTAACCATACCGATGAAGCGAAATTCTATTGGAGTGGGGTAAACGCTATTACATGGAGTGCGCTTGACTTTGCCACAGCGGAAAGTAAGCCGGATTATCTCAAGGCAATGGGTGTGATATGGCGAGAAATATACCTATTCGGGAGTGAGAGTATAGAGACGTGGCAAAATGACGGAACGACACCCTTTTCCCGGCAGGATGGGGGATACACGGAAAGGGGGCTTCTCGCTCCTTATAGCCTGAAAGCGATAGACAATACGTGGTTCTTCATTGACAACGAGAAACGCCTTGTACGCCTTGAAGGGAGAACTCCAAAGGTCATTTCCACGCCTTTCGATGCAACACTTCAATCATTGCAGGGTATATCCTCGGTTAAGGCAGACCATGTAACGGTGGGCGGGAAATGTTTATACGTCATGCAAGTCCCTACTGCCAACAGGACATTTGCCTATGACTACAAGAATGACGATTGGGCGGAGTGGGGGTATTGGAACTCGACCACAGCAGAATACGAACCGTGGATAGGCAACTGCGTGGAATATGCGCCTTCGTGGAACCTTCATCTCGTAGGCAGCAGGAAGGACGGCAAGATATATAAAATGTCCACGTCCTATTATGACGATGACGGCAACATAATGAGGACAGCAAGAAGGACTGGATACGTTGACCATGATACCCTTGCGAACAAAAGATGCAATTCACTTACCTTGAAATTCAAGAAGGGTACGGGCATAGCAAGCAGCACGTCAACGCCGTATGTCATGGTGAAATGGCGCGATAATGGCGATGTTAGATGGAGCAACGAACACTGGCTATCTCTTGGCAAGGTGGGGGAAACAGAATTTATCACAACCATGAAAAGGCTTGGCGTATACCGTTCACGGCAATATGAATTTGCAGTAACAGACAACGTACCTCTCATCCTCATAGATGCAGAGGCGGACGTAGACGTATTAAGGGGGTAGAAAAATGGATCCGGCAACAGCAATATTAATAGGCGGTGGAATGGCAGCGGGGGGCAATATCCTGGGTAGCTTGTTCGGTGGCGGTGGCAGTGATACAAGCGACATGGAAGCCGCTATCTATGCGGGCATAGCCGAACAGAGAAGGCAGTATGATGAAACGGTAAAACGATTTCAGCCTTACTATGAAGCGGGTACTGGTGCACTGCCGTATATGACCGATATTGCCTATAACCTTGAAACATCACCCCTTTATACATGGAGATTGAAGGAAGCGCAGGAAGCGGCGGACAAATCGCTGGCGGCACGTGGGTTGTATAACTCAGGTGCGGGGCTTGAACTTCAATCCGACATAGTCAATCAGTTATCGGCAGAGGAATCAGATAAGAAATGGGAAAGGCTCAATACTCTTGCCGGATACGGTTCATCGGCTGCTGCTAATACGGCAAGCACGGGGACGAGCACTGCCAATACCATATCAAACCTGTATGCAACGCTTGGCAATGCACAGACGGCGGCTAACACATCGGCGGCAAATAATATGACAAGCCTGTATAGCGGTCTTGGCGCATTGGGGGCAGGTACAATGACTGGTTATGGTCAGACAACGGCATACCAGAACATACTTAATCAGCTTCAAAATAACAATATGTATTCCCTGTTCAATAATTCAGGCTTTAAATATTAGGGGGATGATATGCCTTTAATGACACCAGAACAAATGTATCGCATCGGAATGGGGCTTGGCACTGCACAGATGCAGGGCGAACAGCAAGGGATAAGCCTGTACGGTCACATGATGCAGACGCAGAAGTTACAGGAAGAATTGAACAAGACAGGGGCGTTACGTGAACTTGCCCGCAGCATACCTCAATCACAGACATATACCCTTTCCGGTCAGACGATGCCACAGGGAATGACGGGAAATGAAGAATATGTCCCCGCAGAGACACAGACGCAGAAGGTTGAAGTGCCTTATTCCATGAGTGAAAGACTTTCCATGTACGGTGCGAAGGCAATGCAAATTGACCCGATGATGGGTACGAAATTTATTGCCGCAGCAACGGAATTGCAGAAGGCTACAGACCCGATGGAAAAAGCGGCACGGTTCGGAAAGTTCTTCAACGAGATACGAACACTGCCCGTAAAGGCAAAACAGGCATTGCTCGGTTCTATGGCACAGACACCCGAATGGAAGAAGCTATTCGGCAATGCCGATATATCCAATGCCATGAATACCGACGAGGGTACTGTTGTACCAGCAAGGGACGACGAGGGCAATATTATCGGCCACCACGTGCTTTCGCCTGACGGGAGTAAGTGGGATTTCAGGAAAACAGATAGTGAGAAGGGCGGTATTGGCCAATACAAGGATTTTCAAAAAATGACCCCCGAAGAACAAAAGGGATATATTGGGTTTCAACAGGCAATCAATCCGAAACATTTTACATATGCCCCCACAAAAACAGATTTAACGGAAAAGCAGAAGCTCGACACACAAACAACCTTACGCAAGGAGTTCAACGCCAGACCAGAGATAAAGGAATACAATCAGGTGCAGCCTAAATTTGCGTCCCTTGAGAAAACCCTTATTGAATCACAGACTACGGGTAACAAAGTTGCCTCAGATCAGGCCATGATAACCTTGTTCAATAAGATAACAGACCCGACATCGGTGGTTCGTGAAAGCGAATATGCACGTACCCCAGCCAACCTTGCATTGATAAATAGATTGAAGGGCAAGGTAGAAAAGGTAATGACGGGTGGTGCGGGGCTTACCGATCAGGATAGACAGGCAATTATCAGCATGGTACGTCAATTCAAGGCAGGTTATCAGGAATTGTTTAACCGTACCGCACAGGAATATTCAGATTATGCAAAGGGATACGGGATTGACCCCACAATGGTTATCGGCGAACGCAGAACAACCGGAGGGGGTACGAGAGGCAACACTATAAAATACGACGCACAGGGAAACAGGGTGCAATAATGCCTATACGGGTTGAAATAGAGGGAAGGGGTATGGTTGCTGAGTTCCCCGATGGGACTGACCAGAAGGTAATTGATGCAGCCATAAAGAGAGATTATTTTTCCGGCAAAGATGCTATTCCTTACGCAGAATTACGCTCTATGCAACCAGACACAAGTGGTGCGCCTGATGTTAAAGTAGAAAATATACCACGATGGGCGCAGGAAAACCCCGAATTGGCTGGCTCATTATATGCCCTGCATAAAGTGGTGTCTCCCATCGCCGAAGGTCTTGGGCTTGTTGGTGGAGGTATGGCAGGGACTGCCGTCAGTCCAGGATTGGGTACTGTTGCTGTTGCTGGTATGGGCTATGCTGCCGCTGAACGGGTAAAAAAATTAAGTGGTCAATCTCTTGGCATAAGCAAACCAGAAACAGCCACAGAAGCATTTACCCAAACAGGCAAGGATATTGTTGCTGGCGGTGCTATGGAGGCTGGTGGTCAGATTGTAGGTAAGGGCATACAGTATGGTGCTGAAAAATTGTTCCAACCATTTGCCAAACAGATAACTCCCGAAATGGCAGAAACGGCAAGGATAGCGCAAAAAGAGGGTGTTACCTTATCCCCTGCTGAAATCACACAATCAAAGTCATTGGGATTGATGGAAAAAGCATTGAACTTTATCCCCGGTTCTGCTGGTACAATACAGCGCGCAGAACTTAATCAATTGGTGCAGCTTTCCAATGCAAGGGAAAGATTATTGCAGCAATTATCAGAAGGCAAGGGTACACCCGAATCGGTAGAACGAGTGGGGCTTGCGATAAAGGATAAGGTTGATAAGCTGATACAGCAAGGCGAAGCCACAAAGACAAAAGACGTAAAGCAAATTGCAGATGATCTCCTGAGAAAAATAGGTTCTACCGATACCTATGAATCTCTTGGCATGAAAACACAGGAACTATTGAGCAAGAAGTCTGCGGAAGCCGTTGCCAAAAAGACGGCACTATATCGTGAAGTAGGTGCTAATGTACCGGAAGGTGAATTGCCGATAGCCAACCTGTCGAACACTGCAAATAAATTCAAAACAGAGATAGAGAAGTTACCCACGCAAAGCGGTACATTGAAATCCATTCTTAATTGGGTAACGGGCGGTGCTGAAATGGGTGGCACGGTAAACGTGCAGGGCATCGAAACAAGTGTAAAAGACCTACCCCCGCAGATGCAAGCCTTCCTGAAAGAACAAACACAGGCAGCAACAAAAGATTGGAAAACATTGCAGGGGTTCAGGCAACAGTTGAACGACCTGATACGTCAAGAGGATCTATCTATTAAGATGAATAATCCGAACTTCAAGGGACAGCTTACCAATGAAGGAAGGATTTATAAGGAACTGAAAAAGGCACTTGATAGGGATTTTGAAGAAATAGCCAAACAATCAGGCGGGGATGCCCTTGATAAGCTCAAAGTTGCTAATGCTTTTTACAAAGATGAATATGCTCCGGTATGGAAAAACAAGGACATACAAAGGCTTGTATATTCCAAGCCCGAAACGGTTGTCGATACGATATTCAGACCAAATAACATCACAGAAATAAAGACACTGAAAAAAGCCATTGGTGAATCAGGTTATGAGCCCTTGAAGCAGAAATTTGTATCACGGGTAATTGAAAACGCCGAAAAGGGTGAAGGCGGTTTTTCATGGGATAAAGTCATGTCACAACTTGAGAAATATAGGCCAGAAGAACTTGCCGAGATGTTGGGGCAAAGAGAAGGGCGGGCGTTCCTTAATGCTGTCACAAAAGGAATAAATAGGGAATCAATACCCGTTGCCGACAAATTCCTTCTTGGTGTTATCAAAAAGTCTACCCCGGAAACAGTCATGAATATGATTTTCCATCCGAATAATTCAGGGAATATCAATCTTGTAAAAATGACCGTTGGAAATAATGCCTTCAATGAAGCCAAAACAGCGTTTACGGCTAAGTTATTGAAAATGAGTGAATACGGTGCATATAGACCCGTACCATCAGTAAGGGCGGTAAGTGCATTTGACGAACCCACACTGAACGCTATCTATTCATCAGAAGAAAGGCTTGCCCTTGATAACCTGATGAAATTAAGCAGGGCGGCTTCTGGTGCGGAACGTCTTGCAGGGAACCCATCGGGAACCGCACAATCAGTTATTACCTTCCAGCAAGGTAGGGCAGTATTGACAAACATGGCAAAGGGCAGACCCGATATTGCCGGAGCTATATGGTTTTTACCCAAAGCGCTTGCAAAAGTTTATTTATCTCCTGTGGGAAGAAAATATTTCACAAAGGGGTTAGATGTACCTGCCAACACCGAATTGGGTATGAACATTGCTACAAAATTGTTATCTATCGCTGGAAAAGATGCACTTGGGGACAATGAAACAGAGGAAGGAAAATAATACAATGGGAGTAAGATAATTGTCCATCAAAGCCTATGACATCCCTATCCCCCGCAAGCGTCCCGATGGTTCATTCGACCCCCGTGAGCTTGAATCATGGATGAGGAATGTCTATAAGAAGTTTTCCGCGATAGAGAACTTTGTCAATGCCGTTCTGTCTGCTGGTGATGGGATTACCCTTACCTTCGATAGCACATCGAACACGCTTGAAATAAAGACAACCGTTGAGATGCCTGCGGCTGCGGCTCTTGGCGATATGGTGTATGCCGATGGTGCTGCTTCATGGAACCGGTTGACTGGCAATACTTCTTCGACAAAGAAATATCTTGCTATGACGGGTGATGGTACGAACGCAAATACACCTTCATGGGAAACGGTAGCGGCAACCAGTTTAAGCTCCATGACCTCTGCCGAGCTTGCAACGATATTAACCGACGAAACTGGAACGGGGAAGGTGGTATTCAGTAATTCACCCGTCTTGGTAACGCCGAATATCGGTAATGCCGTAGGGGTAACGGTCAACAAGGTATTTATAACTACCCCCACGACAAGCGCAACGCTTACTATTGCTGACGGTAAGACCCTAACCTGCAACGCCTCAATCACCATCACGGGTACGGATTCAGAAACGCTTACATTGACGAAAGGGTTGACCGTCACAACCAATGCGGGAACGATTGCTTTTGGTGCGGCATCGAAGACCCTAACCGTTGAAGATAACAGTCTTGTCAATCAAGACTTGACGACAGATGCTTCCCCCACCTTTGTAACCGCCAAACTCTCCGGTCTTTCAGATGGCAAAATCCCTTACCATGTTGATGATGCTACGGGGTTAGCTGATGGGCCGACCAAGACAGATGTTGATAGCGCAGTATCCTTAAAACATACGCAAGGCACTGATACCACGCTTGGTAATGTAACTGCCAATATCAACATGAATACCCACAAATTGACGAGTCTGTCTGTTCCTGTCGATGCAGGGGACTCCATAAGGGCGACGACAAAGATTACGGAAGCCAACCTTGAGGATGCTGTTGATAAGAAACATGCCGTTGGCGATTCTATTGCCGCCTCTATTTCTGACGGCGATACTACACATAGTCCAGATGGTAATAGCGTGTTCGATGCATTGGCGCTCAAGGCTCCGATAGCAAATCCCACTTTTACCGGAACGGTTACAGTTGGTGCAGGGAACACTCTTAATGTATCTGCTGGCACTCTTACCCTTGCAGATAATCAAATAAGTGGCGACAAGGTTGAGGGCGGTACTATTGCCGCTACGACAATAACAGCACTTACTAATACAACGATTAACACCAAAACCCCTAATCAGATATTGGGTGATGGTACAGCAAACAGGGTTATGCGTGTTCTTATCTTCATCATTGAGAATGGAACAGATGCCGGAACAATAAAGGTAACAACTCAAAGTAGGTGGAATGGTGATGCGAATGCCGCACAGGACAATATAGGCAAAAGTGAAACAGAGGGGGTGTGGAATCTTAATGTCGGCGGTAATATTTTAACACTATTTGCAACGGGCATCACTGGCGATGCCATAGCCGCATTATCTGGCATATTGGCATATAACGCATCGGGGACAGCAATAACGTTTAACTCTTTTATAAATTCTGGCAATCTTTTATTCGTTTTCTACAATGCCACAACAGGAGCCGTTGCTGACCTTACAACCCTTGTTGACACTGGTTCCATTTGGGGCAACGTAACATATCTTACGAGCGCATAATGTTATCCATAGGTGATGCCATAGCTTTAGGAACTCTAATAACTGTTATAGGGGGTATAGTATTGAAATTAATATCGTCAAAGCGTAGTAGCGGGACAAACGGAACGGCGGCTATAAAGTGGTTGAGCAGGGACGAACACGACACGATATGCAATCTCAAACAGGAAAACATTGACGTGCGCTTTGACAACATCGTTGAGGACTTGAAAGAGATAAAGGCGGACATCAAACAACTTCTGCAAAGGGGGGTGTGATGGGGATAAAAAGTACACGGTAATCAAGTGTCCGAAGTGTGGAAGGGTCAGGATATATGGTAATTGGGTGCGTCCCACTGGAAAGAACTTACGGGACATTGAGGAACACTACAATGAAATCAAGTTTATCAATATCCTGTGCGATAGGTGCGAGGTGAAAGAATGAAAGCATTAAGAATACTTTTATTGGTTGTGTTGTCATTGACTTTATTTTTCCCGATACCAAGAGAAAGGGCAAAAACAATGTCTCCCGAAGATTGGGAAAAAGCGGCAGAAATTATAGAACAATATTATCTTCTCGTCAGTCCTGCTTGTAAAAATGTCATATTTGACGATGCATACGAAGATGGCAAGGCAATTTATATTGTGGTGGGCTGTGGAGACGATAAGAAGGAGGGCGCATGATACCTTGGTATATATTGGTCTTGGTAGGTGTCATATGTTTCGCTTTCGGGGCATGTGCAATGTTTATGTTTATCAGTTTATTCAGATAAGGGGTGTTATATGTTCACAATCTTAACCAGCATTATAGGCTTTGTCGGCGGGTTCATCCCCGACATACTCAAATACTTCAAGCAGAAACAGGACAATGCGCATGAGATAGACATTCTCAAATTGCAGATGGAGGCACAATCTCAACTGCATACTGAAAAGTTGGAAGAAATAAACGCCCAAGCCGACATATCGGAGAGCAAGGCACTGTACGAATCGGCAAAGGTAACTCCAACGGGTGTCGGTTGGGCTGATGCTGTCCTTGGTCTACTCAATGGAACGGTCAGACCCGTTGTGGCTTATCTCTTTGTCGGGCTGTATTGCACGGTCAAGCTGGCACAGGTGTGGAGTATGACAACGGCAAGCGGGACAACCATCCTCGATGCGATAAAGTACACTTACACGGAACTTGATATGTCATGCCTGATGCTGGTACTTTCGTATTATTTTGGACAGCGCATGGCTTCCCGTGTCTTTAGGCTGAAATGAGACACATCACGCAACGAGGTCTTGACTTCATCAAGCAGTTTGAGGCGTTCTCGGAATACTCTTATATCTGCCCTGCTGGTAAGAAAACAATCGGCTACGGGCATGTAGTGTTGGACAGCGAACAAATAGATGAACCATTATCAGAAGAAGACGGAACATTGATTCTTGCCAAGGATGTTGGCAAGGCAGAGCGGGCAGTCCTGAGAAATATCTCCGTTCCCCTGTCTGATAATCAATTCGATGCCCTTGTGTCCTTCACGTTCAACTGTGGTGCAGGTGCTTTGCAGAGAAGCACTTTACGTATGTTGGTCAACCGTCAGGAGTACGAGGATGCCGCAGAGGAGTTCCCCAAGTGGTGCAGGGCGAATGGTAAAATCATACATGGGTTATTGAGGCGTAGGCTCGATGAGAGAGAAATGTTTATAGAATAATTAATAATTTTCTTGACATTTTGTCGGAATCATGAAAGGATAGAGTAGGGTCATGGCACAAAGAGAGATAATCAATGCAAGTCAATAAAGGCCGCAGGAATCATAGTAATATGATTGCGGGATACTCTTTCCCGTATGACCCCCTGCGGTCTTTTATGTTATAGGGAGGCTTATGGATATTGAAAAAAAACGTATATCTGACAATAGATATAACCGTAAGCGGGTAAAGGAATTTAGAGAACAGGGTATTTGTTACCGTTGCCGGAAGCCCCTTGAAGCCAATATCATGTATTGCCCCGTATGTGCGACCAAAAATACACAACGATCTATCAAATATAAATCCTCTTTCCGTGAACAAAACCGCTGTTCTGGCTGTGGACGTAAACTTGACCCCGAAATAGATAAGGATCGTAAATCCTGTCTTATATGCAGGGAGGGTTCTTCATGCGAATAATAGACCTTTACCTTCCATCGTCTCATAAATTTGTCCTGTTTGGCGATACCCATAACGGCTCGAAAATGTGCACCTATGACGGGATAGAGACCTGTATGAATGATATTCTTGCAGACAAGCACACCTATGCCGGACACATGGGGGATGCTGTCGAGGCAGTCAATATCAACGATAACAGGTTTGATTTTACCGCCAATGACCCTATCCCTCTCAGACAGGCTAAACGTTCCGCCAATACACTTTCCCCTATTGCTCAACGGCTAAAGTTTGTATTGCTCGGAAACCACGAATATGCCCTCATGCGTTTTGGCAATCTTGCTCAATATATCTGCGAGGATCTTAGTAAGCAATGCAAGGGCAAGAACACGGTAGTCTATGGCTCATATTCTGCGGTTGTCAATGTCTACGATAAGCATGGTCTTATGTACCGCATATTCGTTTCGCATGGTTATACCCTTACATCGGCGGCAAAAGACCCTATACAGCGCAAGGCCAACCTCATGGCAAACCTGAAAAGGAAACTTGAAGCGAAAAATGGTCAGGCGGTCATCATGGCCATGGGTCATTGCCATAAACTGATAGCAGTTGAACCGGAGGAACTATATCTCAAACAGGAAGATGCTAAATTGAAAGGCAGGTATCTCAAGCCGATCATGGGTGATGTTGAATACATCCCTCCCGAACAACGATACTATTTCGCTACGGGTTCGTTTCTACGGCTATACACCGATGAAACTGACGATGTAGATGGTTCCCCGATAAGCGGATATGCAGAGAGGGCTGGATATGACCCCGTTGAGCTTGGTTATGTAAAGTGGCATATTGAGGATAGACAGATAGCGAAAACGGAATTGATAACGGTATGATTCTCAACCTATACAATAATTGTATATTTACGTACAAGGAATTGATAACAGTATGACAAGCAAACATCTCATCAAAATAATGGACAAGATGTGTTCGATGGTAGGGGTCAAGCGTGAAGATATTGACATGAGCAAAGAAGGCTGGTTCCGAGAACATGAATGGACAGCCGAACAGGATAAGGAATTTATGAAGTGGATGCTGAAATACCTTGAGAACCATCCGAGCGCACAGACAGAACTATACGGCTATGTGGCAAGCAAGAAGATCAACATCCAGCGAGTAGAGAATTTCTGTCTGCAATACGGGTGGAAGATAAATGACTGACAACGTAGATAAGCCGTCTCATTATACGCATGGCTCTATCGAGGTCATTGACTTTGTGCGCTCTGGACAGTTCCCCGATGAATGGGTAACGGGCTATCTCGTCATCACGGCATGGATATATCTGACCCGATGCCCCTGGAAGAATGGCATAGAGGATGTGCGGAAAGCACAGAGATATAACGGGTGGGCTATCGAATGGATGGAAAAGGTATTATCGGCAAATAGTGACGCAAAATGACACTAATTGTAAAGGCAAACTATAAAGTGTAACCAAAATGGGACACAATTGTAACCTATTTTACACCACTTGTTGCAGATTTAACAACAACTGTAGTGGAAAAATGGCTCATAAATGGCTCATGCAAGGGCATCTCGATTTCGATTTCCGGTCAACGTGGATTGACAATGAAGTGGGGGAATTAATAGATGAGTAAGAAAAGTGACAATGTATCCCTCATTGCCAAGGCCATTAACAAGATTATTGTCCGTGAGAGAAGTGGTGAGAAGGTTAAGACTACCCCCGAAGATTTAAAATGTTATACCGCACACCTGTTATATTGGCTCGCTAAATTAGGTAAGCAGGATTTTTGTCACCAGTTTTCCATAGTCAACATTGACAGCGATGCCATGGTTGATATTAACCCCTCTGATAGACATGCATTTTTTCAGCTTGCAGAGATGAGGGACGGTGATCTGTCCATTGCCTATCTTGCTCAACATGAAGCGTTTGAATGTCTTATGGGCGATGTCTCGACAAACCTTGAAACGATTTACTCAAAGGACTACGTCAAAGAACTAACGCATAATGTCATACATAGATTACAGTTTATGATCCCTCCCGCTACCGACAAGGAAGTGGGATATACACCACGCAAGAAATAACCCCTACAATCATCAGAAGTGCCACTTTTTAGGGACTTTACCCCTGGACATGGACATTATCCCTCATGGACGGGGCTACTCAACATCAATAATGCCATATTCAACCACGCCTATGCCGTCCTGTAAGCCGATTGCGTACCACATGGCATCATTGGCATTGACGATCTTCTTGGCCTTCTTCGGCATACGTGGTTCATCAGGATTAAGTTCATGCCATACGGCATAACCAATCTTTAACTTCTTGATGCAGATGGCGTTATTTGCGGACATGAGGACTCCCGTGGTCTGGTCTGTTATAGTTCAAGAACATCTCGGCTATCTTCAGGTGCAGTGTTGCCGCTTGTATAGCCTCTTTCACCACGGCAGATTGCAAGCCACCCCGATAGACGAACTCCGAAATAGCCTCTGCCAGTTCCCCATGTTCCTCTGTTGCATAGGCCAACCATTCAAAAGGGTGTCTGTCCTGTATTCCCCATTTGGCGACCTGTTTGTCTTGTTCCTCCATTACCATTTCAAAAATACGTGGGTCTTTTAATTCAAGGTCGGTCATGCTCATTTTACTCCTCCTTCAAACTTTCGGCACAGATATAGATTCGTCAAGAGGTATATTATCTGCCTCAGACCATTCTTTTGCATCTCTAACTGCATCTTCTCTGCACTTGTGACCATCTCCCGTCAAAATTGGCATAAAATTATTGTCATATAAGACAGCATAAAATCCTTTCATACCAGATGTAATTCCTATTGTAGTCATTTCACTCCCTCCTTATCCCACCACACAAGGGCGGGGTGTAAGATTTTGCCAAGCCCATTACAATCTCTGTCCACTCTCTTACTGGTTTACCTTGCCACATCTTTTACCTCCTTTTATTTTTCCCGCTTCTGCGGGATGATAGGTCTGTCATAGTTCAAGAACATCTCGGCTATCTTCAAGTGCAGTGTTGCCGCCTGTATAGCCTCTTTGACAACGGCAGATTGCAACCCTCGGTTATAGACAAAGTCCGATATGGCCTCCGCAAGCTCTCCATGTTCCTCTGTCGCATAGGCAAGCCATTCA